TCTAAAACATTTTTATTTCCTGCCATTTGATGTAAATCATCTATATTTTGAGTTATTACTGCTTTTAATATACCCATTTTTTCTAATTCAGCTAAAGCTAAGTGACCTTTATTAGGTTTGATACCATTAATATTTAATTCTTCTTCCACATATTCTAAAAAGATTTTTCTGTGTGAACAAAAAAAGTCTGAACTCAATACTTCTTCTGGTCTATATTTGCCTTTGTATAAACTACTATATAGTCCATCTTTTCCTCTAAAACTCTTTAAACCACTATCGGTCGAGACGCCAGAACCAGTGAAGAATACAAGATGCTTAGAGTTTTTAATTATATTAGCTAACTGTTTAATTTTATCTTCCATTCACATCACTCCTTTTTTTACAAGTATATCACACCAGTAAAAAAAAGCAACTTATAAAAAGTTGCTTTTCAATAAAATAAAATAGAAAGCTTTAAAGGTTTAAACGAAATTATTCTTATTTCTTTTATCAATATTTTTAAAATCTTTTTTGTTTCGATAATATCTTCATCATCATAGTTTTCTATTATGAATTTAAGTTTTTCTAAAATCTTTATATCTTTTGGAGTTGAAATATTTAAGATTTTTTCAAATTCACTAACTTTTTCCTTAGTTATCTTTAAATCATTATTGATGTCCTTAAATTTATTATCAAGTTCTTCTTCATTTATATAACCTTTTTGAAATAAATTTATTACTCTTTCTTTTTCGTTTTCAAGTAGTTTCAAGTCATTTTTTAATTTTAAAAACTTCTTTTCCTCATTCTTTTTATCTTTAGAGCTATATTGATTTAGTTCTTCAAGTTCTTTTGAATTTAAAATAAGATCCTTTATTGCTTTATCCATTGTTTTTGCTGAGAAAACTTTTCTACATTTTCTATTAACACAAGTATATGAATAGTAAGTACGAATTACTTTTCCATTTTTAGTCTCATAACTCTTTTTTCTTTTTTGTTGATACATTTTATGACCACATTTACAGTATATAAGAGAAGAATATAATAAATATGGTTTTGCATTTCCAAAAGAAGCTCTAACTTTCATATTTTTTTCCCTTAGAGACTGACAAAATTCAAATAATTCTAAAGGGATAATAGGTTCATGAAGCCCCTTATACCATTTTATATTTTTTCTACTTTCTTTTCTCTTTTTCTCATTCAACTCTTTAACATATCTTCTAAAAGGAACAAAACCAATATAAATTTTATTATCAATTATTTCCACTATATCTGATCTTGTTTTCTTAAATCTTCTACCGACTTCAGACAAGTTATGAGTCTCTGCGTATGTTTCAAAAATCTTAAGAATAAAAGGAGCTTTCTCAGGATCAGGAACAATCATTTTATTTTCCCCTCTCATGTACCCAGTTGCTGGATTCCCATGAACAAAGTATCCTGCTTTTGTTTTTTCTTCTAAATTGCTTCTTATTCTCAAAGACATTTGTTTTATATCTTCAGCTCCCCAAGCTAAGAATATAGAGAGAGTCATAAAATCTTTTAAATATGGTTGAGATATACTATCAAAAGTAATTTTATATAATTCTAATTCTTCAAAAAATTTCATTCCTGTAGATATTTTTCTAGCTATTCTTGAAACTTCCCAAAAAACTATTTTTGTATAGATCTTTTTACTTATTGATTCAAACAGCTCATTAAATTCTTTTCTATCATCTACTCTTCCACTTTCAACATCTTGATAAACTTTTAAAACTTCATAGTTCTTTTCTTTACAGTAGTCCAAACACTTCTTTAACTGGATATTAAGAGAGCTTTCGCTCCCATTATCCTTACTTTGCTCTTTTTTAGAAACTCTTATGTAAATGGCTACTTTTTCCATTATGAAGCCTTTTTCCTTAAAATTATTTTTTTATATAGTTCTTCAATTTGTTCAACTACTGTAGTTTTAATAAAATCATTTTTCTTCTTTTCCATATTCATCTACCACCTTGTTATATTTAATTCCATTCCTTACCTATTCTTCTCATGTTTTTTTTCCATTTTACCCAATAAGAATTTAAAATATTATCTGTTGTATAATTATATTGATATGTAATTGCAATCAGTTCATCCATAGCTATTGCTAACTTATCAGTATAGAGATAATGAATAAAATCTAAAATATCAGGGCTATTTGTATGAATATATTTTTCTTCAAAAGAAAAGCAAATAGCTTCTTTTAAAGCTTCATTTTTACCATCATCAAGATAATTTATCAATTGAGCAAAGAAGAAATAAACATCAGTTAGTTCTTCTAGTTCCTTGTCTCTATGATATTCTTTTGTTTTCCAAGTTTTATGAGAAAACATAGTCTCCTCATTAAATTCAACACATTCTGCAATTAATGACATCTTGATATCTTCAAAAGTTCTAGTTCTAATATTATTAATATTATCATCTAAATGTTTTTGTAAACTTAATATATTTTTAAAATTTTCAGGTTTTTTGATTTCCATTATCTCACTTCCTTCTCCTTCAATAGTTCAGGATTTTCATAAATATTTCCTATTATTTCACTAACTTCAAAAGTTTCATTTATAAAATCCATATAATTTTCTGTAAAGTAAGATTTTTCAAATATGAGCTGGCTTATTGCTAATTCATCTCTTTTTCCATCCCTTTCAATTACACCTATATTATAAAATTCTTTAGTTCCATCTATACTGCAATCTTTAAATTTTACAATATCGCCCTCATAAATTTCTTTTCCATTCTTATCTTTTAATCCTATATATTGCATAAGTTCAACATCATTAAATTTATCATGTCTTATATTTAACAAATATCCAATTCTTTCAACTATATAAGTTACCTTTTTACTTACATAATCAATTAAAATAACTTCAAATATTGCTTTTCTATCTTTTACCCAAGCTCTAAATTTTATGTCTCTATTCATATTTAATCAACTCCTATAAAAAAATTCAATATTTCTATTTTTCCATTATGTGTTCTCATAAAATTGTTTTTGAAGTCTCTTTCGAACTCTTCTAATTCACTCTCAGTCATATATTTTTTTTTAATTATTTCAAATTTGAAAGTTCTCTTTTTTTTATCTTGGAGAACTTCCATTGTTCCTTTGTATTTAATCATCTTTTTTTCTCCTGCTTTTTATTTATTTTTTTTGAAATAGCAATTTTAACTTTAGCTATATTTAATCCTACATTTGTTAATTCAGCATCATTTTTAATAAGCTTATTTTTATTTAAAACAGCTAATTCTTTCCTGGAAACTAGAAGCAAATTTTTTATATCAAAATTTTCTTTATTCCCATCAGCAAAAATTATTACATGATCTACTGGAATTTCTCCATATTCTTGTTCCCAAATCCATTGATGTTTTAACTTCCATTTCTTTTTATTTATTAGTTTTATATATGTATAACCATCTCTATCTATTCTTTCAGAATAAAGTTCTCTAGTATTCCATGTAACATTTCCTTTTTTGAAAAGATTAGGAGGTCTTACTCCTGTTTTCTTACCCTTATTCCAAGGTGTAAATCCTTTCTTAAAGGTATAAGAAGGTAATTTTTTAAAAGGTATTTTGTATCTGTGAAGCAAAGGCTCTAACTGATTTAAAGTTATTTTTTCAAAATTATTATTAAATAATTCTAATAATTCATTTTTATTTTTAGTGCCTTTAAAACTTCTTAAGAATTCAAATTCTATTGTTTTGAATTTTCTTCTCATTTTTATACCTCTAACATTTTAGGTAGTTTCATATTTTCAGTAATTCCACTTTCTTTCATTTTAATAGCTTGGATTGCAACATCTGCATTATTTATAATTGCAGTAGCAACTCCAACTATAGCTTTTGCTCTAAGAATTTCAGTATGCAACTTTTCTTCACTAATATCTTCTTCATCTAATCTTTCTATTTGTGCAAATAAGTAATTATTCAAATCATTTAATGTATTTTTCATTTTTTAGTTCTCCTTATCAATTAAAACCTTTCCATTCCCATAACTCACCTTTACAGTTTCTTGTTTTGTATTTTATTTTTAGAATTCCTAGAATTGTTCTTAATGTACTTCCTTTTCTTCCTAATTTCATAGACAACTCTTTTAATGTCATATTAGGAGCATTCTCTTTTAAAAATTCTATTTCAGCATCATTTAATTCATAATTTTTTTTGTCAAAAATACATTTTGCATTTAAATATTTTTTTATTCTACTTTCACTAGTATGGTATTTTTCCATTATTTTAGCTATAGAAACTCCATTATTATAATCTATAACTATGTTTTCTTTATCTTCTTCACTAAGTACTTTTCTTTGATTTAAAAGTTCTAATTTATTTTGTTCTAAAATTCTTTTAAGTCTATCATTTCCTAAACAAAAATATTTTTTTAATCTATCAAAAGTAAAACCTTCTTGTATTTTCAATTTTAATTCAATTAAATTTACAGAATTATCTCTTGCTATTTTTATATCACCAATTAAATTTATTCTACATTCTCTACATATTCTACTAAATTTTGAATGAGTACAATTTACTTTCTCAGCTAATTTAGAGTAATGTAATAAAGGATATGTTAAAATTAAATTTTCTAAAAATTTCTTTTTAACATTCCTTACCTCTTCTATTGAAAGAAATAATTTTTTAGCTAAGACAGAAGATTTTTCTTTCAAATGTTCTATTATATATTGTTGTTCAAACTCCTTATCTCTTCTTTCTTCAATAATTTTATCAGCTTCACATTCAAGCATTTTTTTTATAAATATGCTATCGTATGGATAACCCATTTCATTAGCTACCTTATCTATTTCATAAATTCCATAATTATCAAATAATTCACAAAACAATTCTTTTTGTAACTCTTTAATATCTGAAGCATCTATTTGTAATCTCTGACCTAATGTTTTATGTTTTTTCATGAGATTATTTTTTATGTAATCTCTTAAAAAAGTATCATTTTTTAAAGATATTGTTTCCATTTTAACCACCAACTATATTTTTATATTTTTCTTTTACTCTAGATTTATCAACATTAACATAAATCATAGTTGTATTTATGTTCTGATGTCCTAAAACTTGTTGAATTTCTTCAACGTCCATTCCTTTTTTCAACGCCATCGTTGCAAAGGTTCTTCTGAATCTATGAGGATGAACATTTTCAACTTTTGCTCTAGTTGCAATTGATTTTAATACTCTTCTTAATCCTTCAGTCTCAATCTTGCTACCTGGAATTTGGTTTTTATAACATTTATACATAAGTCCATCAGCAATCCACAAATAAGGAGTATTATAATTTCCTCTTTCATTTATATATTTTTTAATTGCAAGAGCTGCAATAGTACTCATGAAAGCAACTCCTTCTTTATTACCTTTTCTAATAATTTTTATTTCATTTTTTTCAAAATCAATGTCTCTTATTTTTATATTGGCCAATTCTGTTGCACGTATAGCACTAGATATAAGAACTTCCATTATTGCTTTTTCTAAGGAGTTTTCACAAGCCATTCTAAGTTTTTCTAACTCTAATTGTGTAAAAGCAGTTTTTTCAGTTTTTTGACCTTTAACTTTTTTAATTTTTTTAACAGGGTTATTAGAAATATATTCTTCTTCATTTAAAAATGAAAAGAAGGAATTTAAAATTCTTCTTATGTTATCTATTGAAACAGCTTTCTGCTGGTTCTTTTCTCTTTCTACAGCTAAATATAATCTAATATCATCTGTAGTAACCTGTAAAAAAGATTTTTTTACAAAGAGAGAAAATAATTCAAGAGAATTTTTATAATATAATAAACTCTTGTCACTTAGATTTTCTGCTTTCTTTGTTAAAAAGAATTTTTTCCAAAGTTCTGCATTAGTTCTATCTGAAACAACTATCTCATATTTTTTTGAAACAATATCATAATCTTTTAGTTGTATAATTATAATATTTTTTATTCTTTCAATATCTTCTACACTGAAAGCATTGCTTCTATTTATTTCAAAAGTAATTTGATTAATAATGTTATTCTTTATATCTTCCATAATCAACCTCAAATTCTAAACTTGTGTCACCACTAATACTGTAACTAAAAGTATCCCAACTTCCAAAACACTTACCTGTTAAAGCATCTTCATTTTTACATCTAGCTTTAGCACCAGCAAGAGTCAATTGGACATAAGCCATCTGAATAGCATTCTCATCCAAATCACTGCAGCTTATAAAAATTTTATTTTGGTAATTAATACCTTTTTCTTTTAAGACAGCTAACATTCCTAATATTAAGCAACCAGATCCACAGGCTGAATCTATTATTTTTATTTTATTTCCACTATCTAATTCTTTTTTTAATTCTTCAAATCTTGTATATGCTAACAATTTTGATAAATGAAAAGGTGTAAAAAATTGACCTTTCATTTTATTATGAACTTCTAATTTATGATGAATCTTACCTAAATAATCATCAATATTTTTTTCAAAAAGTCTAATTAATTCCACATTACAGTCAATGAATATATCAATTATTCCTTTACCATATTTTTCAACTATTTTTTTATATTTTTCTTCCCTATCTTCTGCTCCTACTTTATTACAAGTATTTGAATAAGTATAAAACATACATCTTATCCAATCAAAAAATATTTCGTCATAATTTTGTTTATGAACTAAACTTTGTATTTTTTTTACTATATTATCAACAGAAGCTTCTGCAATAATATTTTTACTTAAATCAGGTCCACTAAAAAGATTTAAATTATCATTCATTTTTGTTCCTCCAATATCTTTTTTAACTCAGCATATTCTTCTACTATATTTTTCATTTCTTCCTCTTTTACTTGAAAGTCATTAAATCTTGGTGTTTCTTCTGTTATAGTTAGATTTCCTTTTAAAGGAACAAACTGATTATGAAAAATAACTATATAAGGATTTTTTAAACCTGCTCCAGGTTCACTCTCTAAGAAGCCAACTATTAAATCAGCTCCATTTTTACAATCAAAACCCCATGACTTTTTACCACTTCTCATTCTTATAGATGAATATTTAACATCAATATAAAGTCCATCTAAACAGAAATCAAAAACTGGATTATTCTTTTGCCAATATTTGTTAGCATCAATAGCTTTAGGTACAAGTTTTTGAAAATATTCTTCAGCTTCTCCACCAAGTCTTGTGGATCTACCTCCATACTTAATTTTGTCTTGTATTTTTAATAATCCTGATGTAAGTAATATTTTATGAGCAACTAAAATAGGTAAACCACTTTTTTGAACAGCTTCATAAAAATTTCCACATTCTCTGTAAATTTCAACTATTTTATGCAATTTAATCATCTCCTAATAAATAAGTTGCAGTTCCATTTTTTACAAACCAAAACTTTGAAACTGTGAAATATAGGATGTATTTTCTTTCTACTTCTATTCTTTTTATAAGATGTTCATCATTTTTTCTTGATATATATTCAAATTTAGCTATTCCTGATTTTGTTTGAAGCAATATCTTATCATTTGGTTTTAAGTTAACATTTAATTGATTATTTACTAATTCTATTTTTTTCATTTTTCTCCTTTTTTTCTTCTGCTTCAATAATAATTTCTGTCAATAAGTTACAGAAATATGGTGATTTTAAGTAAAAATTTTTTGGATACGAAGATAGTTGATTTTTTGTATCTTCTAAAAATTTGATAACATCTATTCCAGAAGCCATCATTTTTGAAAGTTCTGTATAAGTTTTTATAAGATTATCAAATTCTTTTAATCCAGGAGTAGCTTTTAGATAAATTTCTTTGACATGAGCCATATAATCCGTATGCCATGCTTCAACTGTTGAAACTAACTCTATTTTTGCTTTAAAAAACCACTTGTTTATTATTTCTATTAAATCCCAATAATTTAAAGAACTTAGTCTTGTTTTGTTAGCTTTCAAAACCATTTCGTAACAAATGATTTCTATTATATTTTCATGTGTAACATCGTATCTCTTCTTTTTAAAGAACTTTTTTTCTGTTTCTAGAACTTTATCTGCAATTTCATTTAAAGAAGTTTTTAAAGTGAAGTTGTCATTACACTGACTTTTTATATAGCTTGAAATTTCATCATACATTTCATATGTCTTAGATTTCTTTTTAGCCATTACTCATTTTTACCTCTTTCTTTCCACTCAAATTCTTCTGCTTCTTTTTTCTCTTTATAGAGTTTAATAGCCATTTCTTTTTTACTATAATTTCTCATCCCTATTGTTTTTTCTTTACTTCTCTTTTTATATGCTGCATCAGCTTTGCTCTTGTCTCTCCAGTATTGCTTTTCACAAGTAGCAGAACAGTACTTAACTCTCTTATCTTTAGTATCAGTAACATATACATGAGCTCCACAATGTGCACAGATAAATTCACGAGGACAATCAACATTTTCATAAAATTGATTAACTTTTATTTTCATTATTTCTCCTTAAAAATTATTTAAATGATATTTCTTCATATACCCATGCCATATATTTATCTGAAAAGTTAAAGATTTTATTTAATTCTTTTTCACTTATTCCTAATCTTCTAGCAGCACCTTTCATTTTGGCAGTATCTAAATCTTTAACCATTCTTGCCCAGGAACAAAGAGTTCCCATAAAGCCTACTGGAAGCTTTTGAGAAATGTCATCAGGTGTTAAAATTGGAATTTCATTTATACCTGAAAGACATTTCATTGCTTGTTTTCCCATAACTTCTGTATAAAAGAAATTACCTCTTACATCATCTTCTATGTCGTCATCTGTAGGTTCAAAGTATTTTTCATATATCTTATCTGCAGAAGCACGAACCTTACATATTTCCATATATTTTTGGAATGGGATAATACCATCATTTTCTTTTAATTCTTTATCCCATACACTTTTATGATTTGTACAAGTTCTAGAGATATTAAGAATAATTGTTGCAAGTAATGCTGATTCTAACTTTTCATCAGTTGGTTTTTTAGTAACTTTTATTTCTTTTTTTTCATTTATCTTGATTTCTCTCTTCTCTGTTTTCTTCGCTTTTCTCATTTTTAACAACACCTTTCTCAGCCATAAGAACAGCTAAAGCTAATTTAAGTATATCCACAAGATCACATCCAGCTTTCCAATAAAAGAAATGGAAAGTTAAGTTTATTTTTAATTTTTTTCCAAAAAGTAGTTTCCGCATATTCCACTTCAAAATTTTTTATTTTTTCTTTATTTTCATAAGCTATTACAACAGCTTCATTAAAATCTTGTGTTAAATGTTCTCCATTTACTAGATATGTATCTCCCCATATTTTTCTTATTTCTAGCATTAATCCTCCTCTATATCCAACCATAATAATTTGATTGTCCTTGAAAACCTTTTAAAATTTCTACTCCTATAAAGGCAAAGCCATTTGATCCATTACTACACCATCTCTTTTCATATTCATTAACTTCATTTATTGTTCCAGTGAAGTCCCAACTTGAATATGAACCATTTCTATTACAAGCACTTAACTGATTTATTCCATAAATTTCTTTATAAGAAATTGGTCTACTTACTTTCTTTTTAAATATTCCAAATTTATCTTTTATGTTTTCTATTTTTCTTATTTTTAACATCTTATTCTCCTAAAATGTATTGACACTGCAAATAACTTACTGTAAAATAAAACTGTCCAGGGCTTTATTAACACGAGCAAGTCATTTGCAGTGCAAAATAATAAAGTCTTTTTTTAAGCTAATCTATTTAAAACCTTTATGAAAACTTTAAGTTCTTCTATTTCATTTTTTAAATTAACAATCCTTGAAATTCCTAGCATAGCAACTGCTGCATCATCTTCCACAAGAGAGTTATTATAATCTATATTTTCTTTAGCTTTTTTTATTAAATCTTCTTTATTGATTAAATTATTTTGATTCTCATTACTCATAGTTCCTCCATTAGTTGTTGTAATTTTTTTACATATTCTGTAAGTTCTCTTTTATATTCTTCTTTTTCTTCATCTTTTAATTTTTTAACTCTTTTTTCCATTTTTTTAATTTTATTAAAATTAAAATATTTTTGACCAGCTGGAAGAAATTCCATTTTATTTTTTTCTATAGCTGGGAGAAGCTGCTTTCTAATTTCTTTAACTTTGTAAACATCGTTTTCTAAAATACCTAGTACTTCTTCATATTGGAGTTCTTTATTTGTTAAAATCTTTATAGCTTGATCTGAATAAGCAAAAATTTTATCTTTATAGTTTTGAAACTCTAAATACAAATTCCATCTTTTTAAATAAACTGAAACAGCATCTTTTGTAAGTCCTTTAGATTCATACCAAGCCATAAATGAGTTGGTAGGTTTTAAAGTTTTTTCTATTACAGCTAAAGAAGAACACATTTCAAATAAATTATTTTTATATTTTTTATATGTATTCATAAATATCTTTTCTTGTTCTGATATAGTGGCTATTTCAACATCATTTAATTCGTAACTAGCGAAGTTAAACTCTTTTATTTCGGATTTAGAAGCTATAACTTCATTAAAATCATTTTCTAAATTTTTATTCATTGTCTATCTCCTTCCAAATACTTATAAAAATGCCTTTTATATAATCTAGTTTTTGAGCTTTACTCTCCCATAATAATGTTTCATTATCTATTAATTTAGAAATTAGGCTAAGTTGTGGAATAGGAAAACTTAAATGAATTCCTTGGATACTTAATTTTTTATTTAAAAAGTCATAGTATTCTTTTTCTAACTTTGTTCTTCCAATTCTGTTTGGAACAATGGCTTTTACTTTATTTAAATCTACTTTTTTTAACATACTTAAAACAGAATGAGTTGTAATACTATCTAAGAAAGTTGGAATGACTATATGTTCTGCAATTTCTATAAATAAATTATCTAATCCCATTACTGGAGAACCATCAATAACAATATAGTCAAATTCCTCTTTCAAAATATTTATAGCTTTCTTAAAAGACTCATTAAAAGAATTCTTAATCTTATATCCTTGTAAATGTAAGAAGTAAAGATTATCTCTTAATTTCTTAATTTTATAACTTTTACCTTCAATGAAATCTTCAAGTCCAGCTTTGCTAGTATCATCAACTTTAATACCTGCAAATTTTAAAATATCATTTTGGGAATCGCTGGTAAGGATCAAAGTTTTTTTATTTTTTATAAAAGCTTTATAAGCAGCTAATTGTAAAGTTATATAAGTTTTACCTACTCCACCTTTATTATTTTTAACAAGAATAATTCCCATAATATCCTCCTATTTTTGATTTTTTTTAGCAAAAAATATTTTATGATTTTGTAAGTTTATTAATTTTGCTCCATCGAACTGAAGCTGTAAAAGTGGAATTACTGTGCCTTGATTTTTATTAACTATTGCATAGCTTCCATCTGCTCTTTTCTTTACAACTCCACAAGCAATAACATTATGATCTTTAACAGCTAGTACATAATCATCTGTATAAATATAGTTTTTATTTATTTTTATATCTGTACTTTCTAGCCAAATTACATCATCAAATTCAAATTCTTGGTCACCAGCTTGTTTATTTGTTCCTTTTATTTTTCTTTCTTTGAAATCAACATTCAAAGCTTTATAAACTCCTCCTGTTGTAATGCTGTAAAATTTTCCATGTAATTTCATTTAATAATTTTCTCCTTTCTTGTTATAAAATTCAGGTTCTTTTAATCTTTTAAATGCTCCCATTTCTATACCATGTAAGTCAAAAGATAATCTACCCCAATCTACACAGTATTTATATTTTTCAAAATCTAATTTTTCATTCTCTGGAAGCTTAGAATTTACTCTTTCAAAATCTTTTTGTAATTTACACCATTTGTCGAATGGCATATTTATTTTTACAGTTTCTCCCATTTATTCTCCTTTTAGGCACTTAGCAATCCTAATTCAGTTATTTTTTCTTTTATTTTTTGAGAAATCATTAAATAAAAGACTACTTCTGTATTTTTCTTAATTTCTCTGAGAGCAGGATTTTTAAATTCTTCTATAATTTCATCTTCAATTTTCAACTGCTGCTCTGTAGGTAAACTTTTAAAAACTTCCATAGCTTTATCATTTCCTTTATACTCCTTTCTTTGTTCATTTTTTATTTTTTCTTGCTCAAGCTCTTTTTGTTCAATAGCTTGTAAATTTACTTCACAAGTTCCTTTAAACAAGTGAGCTGAAAAAACTGCTGCAATGTTTTTAACATCCTTTTTATTTTTTAGGATATCTATTTGCTCCTGGAAGAGATTTAAAATATAATCTATTGAATTATTTTTTAATAATTCAATTATTTTATCTTCATGCTTTTTAGAAAAATCAATTTCATTTTTCTTAAACCATTCTTTTATTTTTTTTAAATCATCAGGAGCTTTTTCTTCTTTATGATTTAATTCTTTATTTATGTTATTTATATTATGTTCTTTATTGTTGTCAATTTTTAACAAACTAGTTTGCGATTTTTTAACAGAGTAGTTTGTCAATTTTTTACAATCCAGTTTGTCAATTTTTAACAAACTAGTTTCCGTTTTTTTAAAAACTAGATTTTCAATTTCTTGAAAACTGATTTTAAAAAATCTACGACAAGGTGTCCCTCTATTTTCTTGAAATAATATTTTCGCTTCTATTAAGTCTTGAATTATTTTATTTTGTTTATGCCTACTTAAACCTGTTAATTCTTCCAAAGTTTCAATAGTTTGATAGAACCAACCTTCATTGTCAGCTAGTCCATCACTAGCTTCAATAAGAATTGTTAGTAGAAAAGCTGGTTCTATTCCTAATGTTTTTACTACTTGTTTATTTAAAGTGTAGTAATTACTACTCATTAATAATTGTTTAAATGTTCTTTCTTGCATTGCTTCACCTATCTTTCAATAGAATTCATTTTTAAAATAAATATTGTATAATTAAGTATTACAGTATTTTATAGAAGGGAGAATTTAAAATACTTTAAGGAGGAAATATGGAAGAAACTTATTACAAAGGTTATATATTCCCAGATGAATTTTACAAAGAATATACTACCTTCAACTCACATAAAGATTTTATAAAAAAAGCTAAAGAAGAAGGAATTGAAATAACATTAACAAAAACTAAACAAGATATTAAGTTAGTAAATCCACCAAGTGATGTCATATTTGATGAATTTGTTGATTTATTTATAAAGTTTAATACTCATTCTTCCTCCATTTCATAGAACAATTCCCTCCTCTATAAAATACTGTAAAGAAATATTCAATTGCCAATGTCCAAGAAACATTCTCTTATGGTGGTAATCCATTTAAAAACATAGTTTTCAACTCCTTGTAATATTTGTTAGTCTTTATATAGATAACTACAAATATGATTATTTATAGCCATCTATCTAAGGACTAGCCTTAGATTGTTTTTAAAGTGGTTTTTTAATTAATAAATATTGATCAGCTATATTCTCACAAATTTGTCTTATTTCATATTCTCTTGCAGCTGACAATTGATCAGCTACTTCTTTTTTATTTTCATCAATCATTTCTTGGTTTATCATTTCTTTTATTAAGTTAGCCAATGCTTTTTCTAATTTTTCTCTATTTTTAATATACATATTTAAGCCTCCAATTAATCGTTTAAAATATCTTTTAAAGTCCAAATTTCAATATTTTTATTGCTTATATATTGCCAAAGAACTTCATCATTATTACCAGCATCTAATTTTTCTTGATATTCTTTTAAAAGTTCACTTCTTAAATCTTCTAATTGTTTTATTTTATTTTCTATATATTCTCTACTTTTCATAATATTATCCTTTCATTATTTGCTGGAGAGCAGTGTGGGACTTGAACCCACATACAACAAGTTCGAGCAGACTTGTTATTTTCTCCAGTTAAATTAACTGCTCTTATTTCATTCCTTTATACAATCTTTCAAGTTCTTTCATTGCTTCCATTAATTTTGGATGCTTAGAATTCATTATTTTATTTTTAGTTTCTTCATACCAATTTTTGCTAATATCTCTATTGATATAATGTATTCTTTCAATTCCTAAAAAATCCATTTGTACTTTTCCAGGTAATTCCACCAAAGCAAATATTATTTTTGTAGTTTCATCTATAAAATATAAGTCTTTCATTGTAATCTCCTTTAAAATCTCTTTTTAATTTCTTCAATAAAACTTTCATCAATATTCAATCCACATGGTTCAAGAATGAATTTTTCAGGAATAATTGAATATTTTAATTCAATTTCTTTTTTTGCTTCAGCTTCTGATGTATGAGCAGAAAGCACAGTTTTATCAGAATTCATAATAACGAAAATTGTTTTTACAAAATTTACTTTTTTAGGCATTTTTTTCACCTGCAATCTTGCAAGGATAACCTAATTTTTTAAGGTCTTCCTTAATTTCAATGAATTTTGTTGTTTCTCCATACTTGTTAATTAGTTCTTGTAGTTCTGATAATCTCATAAATTTTCCTCCTTTTTTGAAGAAAAAACTTGTAGATTATAAGAAAATATGTTATAATTAGTCATAAATTAAATTAGTGAGAGTTTTTAATTTTCACTATTCTGTTAAAAGGGCTTCTGGCAGGTTGTCCTTTTTTCTTTTACTCCTATTATTCATCTTGCATTACTTTTCCAGCTATCATTCCTAATTCAAAATAATCATCTTTTATACTTTCTATTGCTATAAAAAATAATTTTTGAAATTCATCAAATTCAACATCAGACATCTTTTCTTCTAATGAACTAAATTTTTCTATGACACTTTCAGTATTACTATTTGAATTAACATCTAAATAGCCTTTTTCTTTTAATGCTTCAATAAATTTAACAATTTTCTTATTTTCCGTATTTTTCTCCTCCTAAATTAAATTTTAAAAATTTTTTAAATATTTAAGTTAGCTGTTTTATATAACTTATATATTTTTTTATATTACTAGTTGGCTAAATAATAACACTAATCATATAAGATGTCAAATGATTTTTTTAATTAGTTATATGTTTTAACTTGTTATATAGCTTTTACAATGGTATAATTATATAAAAGTTAAAATATTAAAGGTGGTGATATAATGTTAAAAAATCATTTATCAAAATTAATGGGAGAAAAAAGATACACAATTATTGAAGTTTCAAGAAAAACAGGTTTAACAACTTCAACAATTTCTAATCTTTATAATGATAAAGTAAAAAGATTAGATTTTGATACCCTTGAAAAATTATGTAAATTATTTAACTGTCAACCAAATGATTTATTTGAGTATATTCCAGATAAAACCCAAGAATAGTTTAATCTTTCAGTAGTACAGTCCATAAGTTATAATGAACTTTGGGGAAAGTTGCTTATGAACCATACTACTTAAAGATTATATGGAGGGGATTATTTTGGTTAGATTTTTTATTTATTTATTTTCTTTTTTACTTTTTGCATCTCCAAGTGCATTGTATCTTCTATTTAAAAAGGAAGTTCAAGATAAAATAACCAAGAACTTAAAAGTATTATTCTTATTAAAGTTCTTTTTATTTGACTTACTTTTCTATGGAGCGACAATATACAAAGGAATAGAAGACAGAGATATTACAGCAATATTTATATTAATATTCTTCTTTATCCTTAACTTACTGCCTATCTTAATTTATAATGTTTATTATTCTAAACCTACCAAAAAGGAGAACACTAAAAGTAAAACTACTTCCACTAAATCCAAGAAAACTAAAACTGTTAAAAATACTAATACAGAAGAGCCTGTTCTTTTAGAGAGTGAAAATGATACTATTACACAAACTCAGAAAAAATTACTTTCACTTGATGCAGAGACAGAAGAAACTGTGCCTGTTTCAAAAGAACCACTTTCAGTAGAAGAACTCGTACAACTTCTAAAAAATGAATATGTAGACACTGGTAGAGTATTGTCCTTTGAATATCAAGGTGAAAGAGATTTAATTCCACTAAATAGAGAAGTTATAATTAGAAAAGTCTATCAAAAAAATAATATTTATTATATGAATGTCGTTGATATTGATACTAAAAGACCTAAAATGTTTAGACTAGATAGAATCATAAGTATCAATTTAGAATAAATAATCAAATAAAGTTCATAAATATTTTATTTTTAAGAAAAAAGTAAAACTCCTAATTTTTTATCTTCTTTAAGCAATATATCTAGTTTTTGATTTTTTCGCCTACTTCTTTTTGATTTTTTCATTCTTAAAATACGATCGATTTTTATTCGGCAAGTTAAAAATTGTAGCAATAACTTTGTTGACCTTAAACTTGGTGGATACTGACCATTTAAATTTCTCTTAATATCTTTCATAAGGTATATCCGATTTTTTATATAAGTATTTGCTATGATTTTTAATTTGTTTTCTGCTAAATTTCTCTTAATATTTTTTTTCATTTTCTATCTCCATTTTTAATACTTTTTAAGTTATTACTTTTAAATCTTTTAATGTATTTTCAGGAATTTTTAATATCCTCTCAATTTTGCTTAAAACATAGTTATTCTTTTTTTTTATATGATGCCACATTAATTGATGTGACATATCAAGTTTAGTTGCAAGAGTAGTAACTCCTATGTCTTGTTCAATGAAATATAAAAATTTTTAGGAGGTATTATATGTATAAATCTAAACTAAGATATCTAATGGCTGATAAAAAAATTGATTCTATAAAAAATCTTGTAGAACTAACAGGAGTTAGTAGACCACCACTTGATAAACTTTATAAAGAAAAAGACTTAGAAACACTATCACTAGATGTTCTTGCTAGAATATGTAAATACTTCAACTGTAAAATTGAAGATTTAATTGAGTATATTCCAGATGAAACCCAAGAATAGTTTAATCTTTCAGTAGTACAGTCCATAAGTCATAGAGAACTTTGGGGAAAGTTGCTTATGAACCATACTACTTAAAGATTAATTATTTTTTATTTAAATAAGGCTACTCATTTTAAAGGAGAGAAAATGGAAAAAATTAGTAGCAAATTTATAGAAGAAAAAGATATTGTAATTCCTAAACCTACATATTTAAGAACACTTATTAATATTAAAGAGTCTGAAAAAACAATTCTTAAAATAAAAAATTTTAGTGTTTATTCTGATTTTGATGAACAGTTTTTATCAAATATTAATGAGTTTTTTATTAATGAAAAAACATTATTTTCAGTAAAAGTTTCTATTTCAGATGTTTTAGAGAATGAACTTTTTGACTATTTCTACAATCTTCCTGATGAAGAAGGAAATAAAAAAACATATGATGATATAACTATCTACAGTAAATTCTTTTATTTTGATAAATTACAAAAAGAGTGTTATCTAAAATTTGATAATAATCATTTTGAAGTAATTCCAAGCAAGGACGAAGTAACCTTTAATTTTTTAATAGATAACTTAGACCTTGCTCAAAAATTACAAAAAGCAAATAATAGTAAAATATAGTTAAATTACATTTGAGTAGCTTTATTATTTTCAGCTAATTTTGCTTTTAAAATTTCTGGTTTTAAATTTTTTCTTAAATATTGGTAAGCTAAATTATCTAATACTTCTATATCTTCTTTTTCACTTCTCTCTAAAATTTCTTTGATTAAAGTATCAGTACTTACTTTTTTTAAATTGTAATAAATTTCTAAATGACATGACATACTAGGTCAACTCCTTTTTAATTAAAATGTTTTTAAGTTATTTAATTCTAACTATTCCTTTTTTTCTTTTGATTAAAAACTATCCATAATTGCCTTTACTGCACTAGCTATAAGCATTTTAGCTCTATTTTATAGATTATCTAAATAGTGAAATTATGGAATGATAAATACGATGGAGATTTCCTGCTCTATAATGTAGATAAATCACAATTAAACTCATTATTATTGTTATCCTACTTATCCAAATTGATTGAATGGCTGACCTTACAAGAGGGTCTTTCATATTTAATTTTTTTCTTCTTTTCATAAAAAACTCCTATTATTCTATTATTTCTAATTGATTATAAATATCACTCGGTACATTTCCTTGCCATTGAAAACTATTTTTTAAAATATATTCATTGTAAGCAACAGCTGTCCTATTTGCTCTTATCTTAGCTTGTGTTGCGAGTTCTACATTTGTATTTTTATAAGCTTCATAAGTTAATTTATCTGATTTATATGTCGCAATCATTGCTCTAGCAGTATCTTCAACATTTTTTAATCTTTCATAACTTACATTATCAATTGCTTTTTGATATGTGTAATTAACTTTTTCATTAAAAAAACCAAAACCATTCATTAATAGAACTACTATTAATAATCCAATTATTCCAGATATTATCCATCCTATTATTTTCATTTATCTCCTCCTAATTCATATTTAATTATTGGATTTTCAACTTTCATAGGTATATCACTATATAAGTATGTTCCTGTCCATTCCACATATTTTCCATCATTAGTAAAAAAGAATATTCCCATATTGTCATTTTCTCCATAACTTCCATCTACATCAGGTAACCAATCATTAAATGTACTTCCACTTGAATAATATTCACTATCAGGAGTTAAGAAAGAATTTAGAGAAGATACTTTACCATCAACTACAAATGTTCCAACTATTCCTCCATTTTCAGTGAATAAAACTATATATCCAAATGGTTTTACAACTGGACAAGGTAAATTGACAGCTTTTTCTCTTTGTCCATTTACCCAATATGTTCTACGAATAAGATTATATCTTTCTAGACTATAATCAATATCATTTGGAGTTGGTTGATTTTCTGCTAATTTACCTCCTAATTTTGCAGTTGACTGAATGTCTTTGTCAGTTCCAATTTCATTACAAGCTACAAATAAGCCAACTAAACATAATGCCGTTAAAAATTTTTTCATATTATTCCTCCTTTTTAATTTTTAGTATTGAAATTTTAAAAATAATATGCTAATATACAAAAACAGAAAGAAATATAATTTCTTTTCATAGATTTAAAGAGTTCTTGGCGGGGCTCTTTTTTTTGTTGTAAAATTTTAAAATTTCAAGTATAATCTAACTAAAATAATTAGTCAATTTCTTCTTGGCTAACAGCAAGAATACCTAATTTAAAGTATTCTTCCTTAGTGGACATTATAATTTCATCAAATAGATTTAATAGATTTTCTTTAGTTTCTGGTGAAAAATCATTTTTTTCTATTTCAGATCTAAATTTTTTCTCTAATAATAATGAATTTAAGTTTAGTTTTTCAGCTGTTTCCAAACCTCTTAAAAATTTGATAAGATGTGATGTTTCCATAGTTATTACCCCCTAATAAAATTTTTAAAATTTATATACAAACTAATATAGTTTATATTTTTTAAAAATATATATTAAATATAAACTTATAAAGTTTATTTGTCAACCTTTTTTTATTTTATAAAGGAGAATTCATATGAGAACAGCAGGAGAAATATTAAAAGAATACAGGAAAAGTAAAGGTTTAACCGTTGAAGATTTTGCTAAAAAATTAGAATTATCTGTTACATTTTTGAGATATTTGGAAGTCAATAAAAAATCAATATCAAAAAGAGTTTTAGAAATTTTAAAAATACTGCTAGATGAAAAAGATTATATAGACTTACTGGAGTATGAAAGATTTTTTGCATTACCTGATCATATAAAAGATGAAGTAGATAAATATATATCAAATGAAGATTATATTTTTTTAAGAAACTTTCCAGAAGAAAAAAAAGAAAAAATTAAAAATTATATAAAATTTTTAGAATTTGAAGAAAAAAACAATAAAAAATCAAGCTCTTGACACATATAATTATATGTGTTATTATATGTGTAGGTGGAGGTGATTTAGATGACGTCAAAAGAAATCATCAGCCGTTTGGAAAAGGAAGGTTGGAAATTTAAAGGTCAAACTGGTTCTCATACAAAATGGGAACATCCAGTTACTAAAAAAGTTTTAACTGTACCTCATCCTAGAAAAGATTTTAAGAAGAAAACTCTTCATTCAATCTTTAAAATGGCAGGGTGGAAATAGCTACTCCACCCCCTTCTCCTATATAAAAAAGAGGTGATAACATGAAAGAAAAATATTTATTTCCTGCAATTTTTGAAAAAGAGGAAGATGGATATAGTATCTCTTTTCCTGATTTAGAAGGAGCTTTTAGTTGTGCGGATACTTTTGAAGAGGCTTTATATATGGCAAAAGATTGTTTAGAATTATATCTTGATGGTTTAGAAAATATCCCAACACCAAAAGAAGTAAAAAAATTAAAAAAAAATGAAACTCTAATTATGATTGAAGCTAATATGTTGGAGTACAAAAAAAGAAATCAAAATAAATCAGTGAGTACAACAGTTACCTTACCAAAATGGCTAAAAGATACTGCAATAGAAAAAAAGATAAATTTATCAAGTATTTTAAAAAGTGCTTTACTGAAAGAATTAGATTTATAGAAGTGGGAAGGTTTATCCTTCCTTTTTATAAAAAAATAATAAAATAAAGAATGGAGGAATAATTTTGGAAAATCATTTTAAAATGGTGCCATATCAAATTTTAGAGAATAATAATTTAAGAGCACCTCAAAGAATTGCATATTCAAAAACTTTTGAACATTATAACAATAAAGACTATACTGAAAATGAAAGAGAAGTTATTATTGTTCTTCCAACAGGAGTTGGAAAAACTGGAGTGATAAGTATTCTTCCTTTTGGTATTTCAAATGGGAGAGTTTTGATTATATCTCCTCAACTAACTATAAAAGAGGGAATTCTTAATAATTTAAGTAGTGGAGGAAGTAATTTTTATTACAAACATAAAATTTTAGAGCCTGATTTTCTTCCTACTGTTATTGAATATAAGAAAGAATTACCATATAAGTATCTGTATGAAGCTGATATTGTAGTAGTGAATATTCAAAAGCTTCAAAGCAGATTAGAGAAAGGATTAATCAATATAGTTGATGACCCTTATTTTTTTGATATGATTATTATTGATGAAGGTCATCATTCTACTGCTAATACTTGGGTAGAAGTAATTAATTATTTCTATAAAGCTAAAGTTATTAAAATAACTGCTACTCCTTTTAGAGGAGATGGAGAAGAAATAAAAGGCAAAAAAATTTATAGCTATCCATTAAGTTTAGCAATGGCAAAAAGTTATGTAAAATCTTTAGAAAATATTTGTTATATTCCAGAAGAATTAAGATTTACTTTAGATAAAAAAAATGATAAATTTTATTCTTTAGAAGAAATATTAAAAATTAAAGATGAAGATTGGTTAGCTCGTTCAGTTGCTTATTCTAAAGAATGCTCATTACAAATTGTTTTACAAAGTATAAAATTATTAAATGAAAAAAAAGAAGGTAGTAATATTCCACATAAAATTATAGCTGTTGCATGTAGTATTTCTCATGCTGATGAAATTAAAATGTTATATGAAATGCAGAATATAAAAGCTGTTGTAATTCATAGCAATTTAAATGATGCAGAAAAAGAGAAGGCTTTTAATGATATAGAAAATAATAGAGTAGAAGCTATAATTCATGTATCAATGTTAGGAGAAGGTTATGACCATAAATTTTTAAGTATTGCAGCTATTTTTAGACCTTTTAAAAGCTTTTTATCTTATTCACAATTTATAGGTAGAATACTAAGATTTATTCCAGAGGCAAATTTACCTAAAGACAATATTGGACAAGTAATTGCACATAAAGCATTAAATTTAGAGCCTCTTTGGAGCTATTATAAATCTGAAGTAGAAAAAAGTAAAATTATTAAAGAAATTGAAGAAAAACCTGATTTTCTTACATTTTCTGAACCAAAGGAAATAAAACCTAAAAGTATAGGAAATGTTACAGAAATAGGAAATCCTCATATTTCTTCTGATTCATATATAAATACAGTTATTTTAGAAGAACATCGTAAAAAAGAAGAAGAAGCTAATGAAAAAATAAAACAGTTAGTTGAACTTTTAAAAATAGATGAAAACAGAGCAAAAAAAATGTATTATGCAAGTATCCAAAAAGAAAAAATGAACAGACCTGATTTAATGTATTTTAGCATGAAAAATGATTTGGATGCTCGTATACGTGAAGATATTATTCCTAATTTACTTTTTAAAGCCAATATTGATTTACATCAAAAAAATATTAAAATTGAAGACTTGCAAAAAGGACTTGGATTAGTTTATAATGAATGCAGTTGGATAATAAAAAATGTGAAAGATAATGGTGGTATACTTGGAACTGCTATTAACTTGGCATTAAAGAAAAAAATTGGTAAAGGAAGGGAGGATTGGGATGAAGATGATTTCAAAAATGCAGATAAATATCTTACTGAAATAGAAGATCTTTTATTTGAAATTATTACTTCAAAATAATTATGAAAGAGAAAAAATATTTTAATGAACTGGAAAAGTGGATATGTGAGTTAGCAAATGACCATTTAGTTACTCCGTTTAATTTACTAAATAATGCGAGATTAAAAAATTATAGTTATGTAAAATATTATACAGAAAATAATTTTTTAATAAGTGAAATGGAGTTTGAGGTAAGAGATAAAAAACATATTTTTTTCTATTACTTTGATAATAATAATAGACTTGAAAAAATATGTGAAGAAATTTTAGGAGAAAGAAAGATTCGTTTTTCTAGAAAAGAGGAGTTAGAAAAGTCAATAGATATATATAATTCTTTAACAAAAGAAAAAATAAGTTAAAAATGGAGAATAAATTTCTCCATTTTTATTATGCAATAATTTTCTTTAAATTTTCAGCTTCAAAAATATGTCCATCTGCAATTTCAAATCTTTGTGCTATGATATCTTCTTCTACTCTTTTAGCCATTAACTCTCTTATTTCAATTATATCTAATTCTAATTTTTTTAAAATGCGTTTTCCCTTATTATAACTAACCATTATACTAGCATCTCTATTTTTTAAATGTTCCCCTGCATTTTTTGAAAATAAACTTAATGCCGCCTCAAAAGAAACATAAGCAACTTCTAACAATTCTAATTTTCTTGAAAAAGCTAAATTAATTTTCATTAGTCATTTCCTCCTTTCTCTCATTATTTTTAGCTATTTTTTAAGCTCTCAAAAATCTATTAGTTATGATATTTTTAAGAAAAAAATTTTAGTCTAGTCATATTTTTCTAAAAAATTATTGAAATAGATTTTGTATTTTTATAAATAACTATATTCTTTCAATTTAATTATACTCCGTTTTTTTTATAAATCAATTATTTTATTATTAATATTTTTTTAAATAAAAAACAGTTGACATATAAATTTTTTAAGTTTATAATCTTTTTAAAAATAATATAAAAATAAACTTATTTAGTTTTAAAATAAGAGATCTATATGTATGACTATGATTTTAATTATTTAATAAAAATAATCTCAAAAGAAAAAATTTTATATGATAACACTGAATATCAAAATGTTATTGAAAAATGTGTTTTTTCTAATAGAAAAACATTTAAACAAGGTTATAAAGAACTTTCTAAAAAATATAATGAAGAAAATTATTTAATTCTTACATATCAAAAAATAAGGAGGAGCTGGTATGAATGCCCAAAACCAAGAATTCGGATAGAGAAATAGCTCATGATTATTGTAGTTGTGGAGAGTATTTATATTCTGTAACAGAAGAAAGAATTAGGGTAGCAAGAGGAAGAAGAGTTACAGTTTATCTAAAAAAGAGAGAGTTAGAAATAACTTGCCCACATTGCAATAAAGAAATCAAAGTGAAGTTTTAATGTATGGACTAGATAGGGCTTGTATCTATATTGATGTCCAAACCGATATTTTGTATGTAAGGGAAAGAGTTAAAATAATATTTCCTCATAGTTTTTCAGAAAGTCTTTCTAATCATACAAATAATTACAAAATAGATAAAAAGAACATAAATTACATAAAGTTAGAAGAAAAGAAAATTAAAAGACTAACAACTATAAAAATAGATTTTTCTTATCCAAGATTTTTTGATGATGATAATATTTATCCATTATCAAACGAAACAAAAAAAATCATAGTAGAGAATAATCTAATAAAATTAATAAATAGTTTAATAGACTATGAAATTACAGTTGAAGTTGTAAGATATGAATATTTAGAATTTACTACTCAAGAAGTAGTTGGAAACTTTTATAAATTTCATAATATTGTGAGTTATTTCTTTAAAGCACTCACAAGAAAATATGATGATTTAGATAAAGTTCAATATTATAACTTTAATCAAAACGAAAATAAATTTTATACAACAGGATTTAGTTTTCAGCCAATGCCAGGCTGGAAGATAAAACTTTATTCTAAAGGACATGAAAACAATAAGAAAAATGCAAGAAAAGTTAAGGGAGCAATCCTGAGACTTGAACACAGATTAACTAAGAAAATTATAAAAAATTATTTTGAATTTAACTCAATAAAATACATAACAATAGAAAATATTAAAGATTGTATACAAAACACAATATCTCAAACTTTAGGACAAATACTGATAGATGAAGTAGAAAAATCAGTAGAAGTTTTAAAAGAAAAGTTTTTAAATTTCAGATGTCAAGATCTAGATTCTCTTGTTAGAGATAATTTAGAATGGATATTTGATTATAAAATACTTGATGATATTGTTACTAGTAGTAGCACAAAATGCTACAGGCAGATTGTTTTTTATAGAAGTAAAATAAAAGACATTCTAAATCATTCACAGCAAAGAGCATCTCCACAAAGAGATTTTTTTTCTAATATAGAGAGGCTCGAACTATTCTTCGCAAATCTAATACTTTTCAATGTAAAAGTCAAATGTAGCACCAAAAATCATTTGGCATTTTTTTGCAAAAAGTAGGAAGAAAAAACTTCCTATTTTCACACTTTCAAAAAAATTTTTCCCTTTATTATCAATACTTTTTTATAGTTTTCTCGCGTGATAATTATGTGATGCACTTTAATCCTAAAACTGAAAATATAATTATTTATTTTTATAATGCAAAAAAATAAAACAATTTAGAACAGGGAGGACTATGGAAATAACTAAAATCAATTTAGATATTTTAAAAGAAAATCCTAAGAACGTGGGAGGACATAAGAGATGAGTTAATCAGTGAGGTATAGAGATGAGTAAAACAGATAATTTTAAAGAAGAACAATTAGTAGTTTTGGAATTATATATAAAACTTGAAATTACTAAGTTTAGTACAAAGAAAAAAGATTTATATGATGAAATACAAAGAAAAACAAAATATAACAAGAATACTATTATCTCTTGGATTAATAGATATCTTGTTAAGTATAAAGAAATCAGAGCTGAAATAGATGAAAAACAAAATGCAAAGATATGCAATTTTGAGGGCTTGACAGAAAAACAAACTAAATATGTTATATACCGAATGTCTGGAATTGGAAAAGAAGAGGCAAAGGTTAAAGCTGGATATAGTGAAAAGACTAAGACAGCTAACATAGAAAGAAGTCCAAAGATTGCTAAAACAATGTTGGAATTAAGAGAGGCCCTATTTCAAGATACAGAACTAGGGGCATTTAGTATAGCATCAAAATTAGGAAAAGTAATAAATATGGCAATGGAAGGAGCAGAAGTAGTTGAGTATGTTGATGAGAGTGGCCCAGATGGACATACTATCAATAAGAGAGTACGAAAAGACAAGCCACTCATTGCAGCAGTAGGAGCAGCAAGAGAGATTAACTTAATGCTTGGTTATAGAGTAGTTGATGAAGCTAAGTTAAGAGCAACAATAAACAGTGAAAATGACACAGCTGTGAGTGATGAGGACTTCAAGTAATCAAAAAGGTACTGTGACAGATTTTTTTTATTAGAGGGTGCGGCTGGAGGCTCGGAACTTTTCAAATACGAAATTTTTTGATTTCCTTCCAAGTTCCAAATTTTATATATACGCATGGGAGAAAAAGGGTGGAATTATGATACTTGCAAATGAAAAACAATTATCAAAAGTTCTTAATATTTCTGATAGGAGAGTTAGGGAGTTATTCAAGGATTACAAATCAGAAAATGGAAGTTATCCTCTTATAAAATGTGTAACTGAATTTATAAATCAAACCAGGAGCGGAGACATAAACCTGGTAACACAAAAAACTTTTGCAGAAATTTTAGGGCTTAGTGAAAAGACAGTTAAAGAACTTGCAAATCGTGGAGTATTAGAAAAAAATTCTAATGGCCAGTTTGATTTGAAAGATAACTTAAAAAGATATTTAACAGTTAATGATGAAAGAAATAAGAAAAAAGCAGTTGAAAGAGAGCTACAACAGTATAAACTTGAAATTTTACAAGATAAATATCATCTGGATGAAGATGTTAAATATGTTTTAACTGATATTTTAGTTAAATTCAAAGCAAAATTACAAGCAACAGCTGTAAAAATTGATAACGAAATTACTGAAATATCAGAAGCGGATAGATTAGATTATTTAAAAAATACTTTGATAGATTGCTTGGAAGAACTGGCAAATTATAATCCACCAAGTAACAGGAGAAAAACAAAAGATGTATGAAAGAACTAGGGAATTAATAAGAGAATGTTTAAGAATATTGAGACAACCCCCACTTGTAAGTATTATGGAATGGGCAAATCAATATAGAGTTTTAGATACAACATCAGCAAAAGAAGTTGGTAAATTCAATGTTGAAAGAACACCATATATGATAGAAATATATGAAAAAATAACAAAAGGAGAAACTAAGCAAGTTACATTGATGATGGCAGCACAATTAGCAAAGAGTGAATTAATCATCAATACAATTTTAAGATATGCTCATTTAGATCCTTGTCCAATGTTAATAGTTCAACCAACTGATGAAATGGCTAGAAGTTTTTCAAAGGAGAGAATACAACCAGCTATAAATAACTCTGTACTTAACACTATTATTAAAGAACCTAGTAAAAAAGACTCTGGAAATACTGTTACACACAAAATGTTTCCAGGAGGATATATAGCTTTTGTTGGAGCTAATTCTCCATCAAAGTTAGCTGCAAGACCGATTAGAAATATATTTCTTGATGAAGTGGATAGATATCCAAAGAGTTCAGGAAATGAAGGAAGTCCTATTTCATTAGCAAAGAAAAGAACTTCTACATTTGATGATATTACAAAACACATTATTACTGGAACTCCAACAGTGAAAGGTTCATCTGAAATAGAAGATGAATATAATAATTCAAGCCAAGCTGAATGGTATATTCCTTGCCCTAACTGTAAAAAAGAACAAACTTTTAAATGGGGTAACATAAAATTTGAACCTGATGGAAGCAATGTAAGAATGGTTTGTCCTTATTGTGGTAAGGAATTTACAGAAAAAGAGTGGAAAAAAGGTAATGAAAAAACTGGTAAATGGATACATAGATATCCAGAAAGAACAAAAAACTTAGGTTATCACTTAAATGGTTTAGCTAGTCCATTTAGAAGCTGGGAATCTATAGTTCAAGAGTGGTCAGAAATAAAAGGAGATGTTGAAAAACTAAAAGCTTTTATAAATACAGTTCTAGCTGAAACATTTGAACAAGAATACTCAGGTAAAAAAGATCCTAAGAAACTTATTAAGAGAACAAGAGAAAAATACTCTTATATTCCTGATAAGGTTCTAATTTTAACAGCAGGAGTAGATATTCAAGATAGCTGGATAGCAATAGAAGTTGTTGGTTGGGGGCTTGGATATGAAAGCTGGGGTATTGAATACATTATCTTAAATGGAAATATGAACCAATCAGAAATATGGGAAAGACTAGATAAAGTTTTAGATAAAGAGTATTTTTATCAAAATGGAGATAAATTAAAGATTTTTGCATCTTGCATTGATACTGGAGGACACCATACACAAAAAGTTTACGATTTTGTAAGTCCTAGGCAGTATAGAAGGATAATTGGAATAAAAGGTCTTGGTGGAGAAAATGTTCCAATTAACAATGGATTTAGAAAAACTAAAAATAAAGAAATAGATTTATTATCAATTGGTTCTAATGCACTAAAAGATATAGTTTCTGGAAGGTTAGATGCAAGAATTAATGAAGAAGGTTATTGTCATTTCAACGGAGAGTATGGCAAAGGCTATGATTTGGAATATTTTAAATCCTTAACAGCTGAAATAAAAGTTCAAGAAAATAAAAAAGTAGTCTGGAAAAAAATTCAAACTAGAAATGAAGGCTTTGACTGCAGATGTTATGCAACAGTTCCATTTTCTATATTTAGAATAGAACCTGAAAATTTAGTAAATCTTAGTAGAGCAGATTTATTAGAATTATCAATTAAAGGATTCTTAGAACAAAAGAAAAAAGAAATAAACATTGATAAAAAAGGAGTTGAAGTATGAGAAATGTAGCTAGTTTTGAAAGTAAACTATTAGAAATAGAAGAAGCTGAAGAAGATCTTATTTTATATGGTTATGCTTGGGTAGCTGGAGTTAAATTTTTAAAATCAAATCCAGATGATATGAAAAAATTAGAAGAACTAAAAGAGCATTATCAAAAAAAAGTAAATGAAATTCTTGATACAAAAATAACAGCTCAGGAATGTGAAAGATATATAAGATTATATTTAGAAGCAGAAGAAGCAGTTCTAAAAGGTCAAGAATATACAATAGATGGACAAAATTTAAAAAGAGCAGATTTAGAACAAATTAGAAAAGGTCGTATTTGGTGGGAAAATAAAAAGGCTCAAATAGAGAGTGGAACAGGAGAAGGAATAAGATTTTTCCAAATAGTTCCTCATGAGTTTTAGGAGAAGGTATGAGAAAAGCTAAGATAAATAAATTAAACCAGGAACTAAAAACTGAAGAACTTAAATACAAAATAGAAGCTATAAAACAACAAAGAGAATTTCTTAATTATAGTCAATCTGGAGCAAGTACAACTAAGATAGCTTTCAAAGGAATGTACAATTCTCTGGACACTACAAAAGATGATATTGAAGATAATAAAGAAATCTTGATGGCTAGATCTAGACAGCTTTTTATGGGAAATCCAATTTCAAGAGGGGCTATTTTAAAAATAAGAACAAATGTTATTGGAGATGGACTCAAATTAAAAAGTAGGATTAACAATTTCTTATTGAAACTTCCAATTGATGAAGTTGAAAGAATTCAAAAAGAAATAGAAAGTATTTGGGAATTGTGGTCCGATAGCACAGAATGTGATATTCAAGGAGATTTAACATTCAATCAACTACAAGATTTAGCTATGATAACTTACTTAATGGACGGAGAGTGCTTTGTCAATCTTCCATATCATCAAAGAAAAGATGAATTATTTGATTTAAAAGTTCAGTTTTTAGATTCATATTACTGTGAATCACAGGACACAAATGACTACTTGTATGAAGGAGTAGAAACAGATGAAAAGGGAGTTATAAAAGCCTATCACTTTAAAGATAAAAACTATCAATATACTAGAATACCAGTCTTTGATTCAACTGGTAGAAAACAAATATTAAAGTTGATGGAAAAAGAGAGAGTAGGACAGGTAAGAGGAGTTCCACTTCTTGCTCCAGCTCTTGAAACATTGTCACAACTTTCAAGGTTCTCTAATGCAGAATTAATGAATGCAGTTGTCAGTGCAATGTTTACAGCTTTTATAAAACAAGACAATAATACAGGAAATACTGGAAAAATAGGTGGAGTTGGAGAAGGAATGTTCCAAAAACCTAACGGAAATACAAGAACATATGAAGGAACAGAATTAAGCATGGGTTATGGAAATTTTGGAGTATTAGAACCAGGACAAGACTTAGTTTTTGCAAATCCAAATAGACCAAACTCAAAGTTTGAAATGTTCTTTAATGCACAATTAAAGCAAATAGGAACAGCTTTAGAAATTCCATTTGAAGTTCTACTATCTTCATTTAATGCTAGTTACTCAGCTTCAAGAGCTGCACTACTAGAAGTAGCTAAGATGTATCGTAGAAGAAGAAAATGGATGTCAAGGTCATTTTGCCAACCAATTTTTGAGCAAGTAATTGAAGAAGCAGTTTTAAAAGGATATATAAATTTACCTGGATTTTTAGAAAATCCAATTATGAGAAAAGCATATTTAAAAGCTGAATGGTATGGAAATTCACAAGGTCAAATAGATCCAGTGAAAGAAGTAACAGCATCTATTTTAAAGATTAAAAATGGATTATCTACAACTGAAAGGGAAGCAATGGAATTAAATGGTAGTGATTGGAATGAAAATTTAAATCAACAAGCTATTGAAATAAAAAAGAAAAAGGAGGTTGGCTTAGATGGATATATTAAACCAAGCAAGAAAGAATAAGAATGAATTAAACATTCAAATATATGGTCAAATTGGTGGGTTTTCCTGGTTTGATGAAACTGTAACATCAGATCAAGTCTATAAAGAACTTGAAAACTTTGGAAATGACATAGATGTTATAAATCTTTATATTAACAGTCCAGGAGGTTCAGTAACAGAAGGGTGTGCAATTTATAGTGCTTTAAAAAGACATAAGGCAGTAAAAAATGTTTACATTGATGGACAATGCTCATCAATAGCATCAGTTATAGCAATGGCTGGAGACAAAATTGCTATGAGTCCTGTAGCAACTATGATGATACATAATCCAATTACAGCACTGGCTGGAGATGCAGAAGAAATGAGAAAAACTGCAAACATTTTAGACATTATGAAAGAAACAATTATTAATGCTTATGTTACAAAATCTCATTTAAGTAGAGAAGAAATATCAAATTTAATGGATACAACAACTTATTTTACAGCTAAACAAGCTATTGAAAAAGGGTTTGCAACAGAAGAAATTGTATTTGATGTTAAAAATTCTGAATTTTCAAACTTGGAAAACTTTAAAATAAAACCTAAACAAGTCATTAACAGTGGAAACACTGAAAAAAAAGGAGGAGAGAGCATGGGAGCAAAAAACATGCAGGAGCTAGAAGCTCAAAATAAAGAATTGGTAGAAGATATCAGAAAGGAGGCTATAGCACAAGAAAGAGCAAGAATCTATGATTTAGATGCACTTGATGTCCAAACAAAAGGTAAATGTAAAGACATTATAGATGAAGCTAAATTATCTGGGAAAACAAGAGCTGAAATAGTTGAAAATGTATTAGCAAAGTTTATTGAAAATAATGAAAATACAGAAGAAACTGAAAAAGTTCCTGAAAATAAAAATCCAGCTGATATTTTAAATATCAGAAGACAAGAAAGTAAAAAAGTAGAAGTAGATAATAGAGCACCTGGACAAACTGATGATACAAAAAATTTGATAGCTGATATTGTAAATATGGCAAATGAAGAGTAGGAGGAAATATGAAAAATAAAAAAGAAATACATGAAACAAGTAATTTGAAAAGAGATTTACAGTTTCCATTTTACACAGAAAAAGTGGAATTTGAAGCTGGAGAATATAAAATGGGAGATTTGGTAGAACTAACAACAGCTGGAAAAGTTAAAAAACTGGCTACTGCTGCTGAAATATATGGTGTAGTAACAGATGATTTTACTGCTGATAGTAATGATAAGAAAAACACTATATATTTAACAGGTTCTTTTAATGAAAAATATGTAGATTTTAATGGTAAAGATAAAGCTGAAGTTAAAAAAGCAGCAAGAAAACTTTTAATAATGATTGGATAAAAAAGGGAGGATATATGTCATCAAAAATATTTGGATTAATTGCATTAACAGCCATAATAGAGCAAACAAAAGCACCTAAAAATTTTCTATATAACCTATTAGTAGGGGAAGAAAAACCTGAAAAAGTGGAAGAGTTAGAAATACAGAATAAAGAAGCTGGAAGAAAGAAAGCACCTTTAGTTGGAAAAAGACAACAAGGAGTATTTATAGTTAAAGACTCTTTTGCAGTACAAAGAGTTAAACCAGCTTGGATAAAATTAAAAACAGTCAATGAAGCAGAAGCAGTATTTGAACAACAATTTGGTCAAACTCCTTATGCTGATCCACAAGCAGTTGGAAAACAAATGTTAGCAGAAGCTATGAAAGAATTTAAAAATATAGCATTCAGAACAAGACAATGGATGTTAATTGAAACTTTAAGAACTGGTGTTTGTCCTATGGAAGAAGGAGCACAAGGGGTTAAATATGGAGATATAAATTCAGAAGTTCTTACAGGAAATGATCTATTCAGTAATCCAAATTGTAATCCTATTGATTACCTAGAAAAAAAACAAACAGAAATTCAAAAACAAACAGGAGTTGTAATAGATACAGTAATCTTCTCTCCTGATGTTGCTGGAGCATTTTTAAAAAATGAAAAGGTTAAGGAATATCTAAATACAAGACATGCAAACTATGTTCGTGTAAATGATTCTAAAGCTGAAAATGATGATGGAAGAAAAGAAATAGCATATTTACCTACATTAGGAATAACAATATTTTCTTTTGTTGACTGGTATCAAGACATGGAAACTGGAAATGAAGAACAAGTTGTTCCAGCTAAAACTTGTATAGGAGTAAAAGCTAAAAGCTTTGCATTTAGATATGCTGCAATGTCTTTAAGAACAGAACAAGGAAAACCTGCTCAACTTCTTGTTAAAAAGGAAGCAATAAGAAAATGGTATCCAGATTATAGTGAAGATGAAGAGTTACAATACTTCTCAAGACCATTATGTATGCCACGTGAAGATGTAAAATCTTGGTTCATAGCAACTGTTTTATAAGGAGTGATTGTTGATGGAAAAAATGATAGCAATAAAAAATATAAGAGTTGGAGAAATTCTGTATAAACCTGGAGAAGAGTTTGAAATAGATGAGATGGAAACACAAAGATTAATAGATTTAAATGCTGCAATGTTCGCTAATAACGAAATAGAAGCAACAACAGAAGTGACTGAAGAAATAAAAGAAGAAACTGAAGCTGTTGTTGGAGCAGTAAAAGAACCTACTCCAGTTAACAAAAAAGGCAAGAAAAATGAATAATACTTTCAAAGCTGATGTTGAAAAAACTTTTTTTACAGATTTTGCAGAAAAAATTGACCTGTCAGGAATAAGATTAAAAGCAGTAATAACAAAAGTTCAAAATAATCCTAAAATGACAGGAAAATTTAAAGAAAGTCTTGATTCAAGTATTTTAGTAAGAAATGGTTTAAAAGTCTCTATTAAAACTAGAGACTTACCATCTTCTATATCTATTGAAGTAGGAGAAAATATCACTATTGATGATGTTTCTTACTATGTCTATGATGTAGAAAAAAGACATGGAATGATACATATATATGTTCAAAAGTATGAGGGATAAGAATGTACACACTTGAAATATCTGAAGAAAGTTTAAAAAAACTAGAAAAAATTGGAAAAGAATTTTCAGGAATGGATAATAAAATTGTAAAGGAAGCATTAAGAAAAGCTCTAAATTATGCTAAAAAAGAAGAAAAGAAGTTTATAAAATCTAGATATTCTTTAAAGCAAAGTTTAGATTCTAGTACTTTAAAATCGCAAATAACATCTACAGATGGAGTTCTTTTAGGGAGTACAAAAAGAAATAAGATTTCAGAATTTGCAATATCTAAACCTAATCCTGGAAAAAGTAAACAGTATATAAAAACAAAAATAGTAAAACCAAGACCTGAAATGACTTGGAAAACTCTATTCTGGGCTTTTTGGAAAAAAGGAAGTCCTAGGCTTATGTTCAGAGTAGGAAAAGAAAAACATAAGATAACATTAGCAACATCTTTATCTGTGAGAAATATGGGATTACAAATTGATAATGAGAAGATCTATGAAGAAATTCAAAATATCTTTTCAAAAGTTTTAGAAGAAAGGATAGATGCCATATGGAGAGAATAAATCCATTAAAAAAGAATAGTTTAGCTTTAGAAAGTGCAATAAAAAAAGCATTTGAAGAAGCTAAAATAGAAAAATTCAACTTTTATAGAAGTTATATTCAGCCTGAAAATCTTGAAAATAGAATAAAAAATGTAACTAATAAAGAAAATAAATTTCCTTTTGTTATTATAAGACCAGTTAAGTCAATTCAAAAAGCAAAAGGTGGATTTACTACTAAAGTTGCTACATTTCTAATTAGATTAGGAACAGAAAATAAGGATTATGAAGAAGGCTTTTTTGAAATAGCTGGGATAGCTGAATATTTAATAGCTTATTTTACTAAATATTCATCAGCAACTCAAAAAAAAGATGGATTTAGCTATTCAATAGATTTAGAAAACATAGAATCTTACTTAAATGAAGAAATTACAGGTGGAGATTATTGGGTTTATGACATTCTTTTACAATTAAATATTCCAAGTGTTCCACATACAGCATATCTTGAAGAAAGTGAAAAAGGAATTTCAAAAGAAAAGGAGGAAAAATGGCAGGATTAAAAAACGAAAAAGATAAAGAAAAAGATAAAACAGTAGTAGCTGAAAATACAAACAGTACAGAAACAAATGTAAACAATGAAACTACTAATACAGAAGTAGTTACTCAAAATCAAGTAACTACTGAAATAAAAGCAGAAATAAAAACAGACATAAAAGAGGATAAAACTTATATTTATATTGGTGAAGAAATAACCAAAGATGGTTTTATTTTAAAGTATAAAGGTTTTTATACTTCTGAACAATTAAATAAAATAGAAAATGGCATGTCTAACTATGAAGAAATAAAAGAAAATTTCATAGATTTAGATAAATATAGTGAAGATAAATAGGAGGAAAAATGGGTAAATTTCAACATGGTACAAGTTATAAGGAAATGCCTTCAGGGTTAAAAATATTTGTAGAAACTCAAACTCCAACTGTAATAGTTGGAACAGGTACTATTAATATGGGAGATATGAGCTGTGTTAATAAACCTGTTCTTATACAAAATGCAAAAGATGCAGCAACATATTTTGGAAGTACAAATAACATAAAAGGATTTACTATAAATGAAGCATTATATTTAGCTTTCAATGTATTTAATGTAAAACCTATTGTTGTTATAAATGTTTTAAATCCTAGTGAACATAAAACTGCACATACTGAGGAAGGAGTTGTTGTAAAAGACTTTAAAGCAACTCTTGCAAAAACTGGAATTATAAATGATGAAAATTTGGTTGTTAAAAACAATGAAACATCAGTAGTAGTTCAAAAAGAAAAATATACTTGTTCATTTGATGATGAAGGAAAATTAACTGTTACATTAGCAAAAACAGAAACAGCAATTAAAAAAATAGATGTTTCATATAATTTCTTAGATGTTAGCAAATTAAAAGAAACTGATGTAATTGGAAGTATAGATCCACAAACATTAGAAGCAAAAGGACTTGAATGTTTAAAGGAAATATTCCCTAAATATTCAATGATACCTAGTTGTGTAGTTGCTCCTGATTTTTCAACAGCAAAAATAAGAGTAGCATTAGATGCTAAATCAGCTGTTATAAATGACAAATGGGCATCTATGTCAATTCCTGAAATGCCTAATACTACAAAATATGGAGAAGTTATAGCATTTAAAAAAGAAAAAAATTATATAGATGCTGACCAAGCAATAACTTGGGGTTGTCCATATATAGAAGATGAAGTATTCCACTTCTCAACAGTAATGGCATTACATATGCAATCTATAGATGCACAATTTGATGGAGTTCCTTGTGAAAGTCCTTCAAATAAAAATATAAAAATGCAAGGAATTGGATATTATGAAGGAAATACATTTAAAAAAGTTAATTTAGATGAAGCTGAAGCTAATCTATTAAATGAAAATGGAATTTCTACAATAATAAGACAACCAAATGGAACTGTATTCTGGGGTAATAGGACATCTGTATTCCAACCTGGTGGAGAAACAGATCCAAAAGATGTTTGGATACCAGTTAAGAGAATGTTTAAATATATTGGAAATACAATAATGTTAAATAATACTATTGAAGTTGATAAAGGAATGACACCTTCTCAAGCTAAGAGTATAGAAACTAATATAAATGTTTGGCTAAATTCTTTGAAAAATGATAATAAGTTACTTGGTGGAAGAGTTGAATTTAAACCTGAAGAAAACTCTGAACAAGATATGATAGCAGGAAAATTCAAATGGCATATCTATCTAGGAGCAATCATTCCAGGAGAAAGTTTAGAATTTAGATTAGAATATGATTCAAAATATTTAAAATTATTATTTCAAAGATAGGAGGATTAAATGATTAGATCAACAATAATTGAAGATGCAATTATAAGATTAAATGGAACAGATGAATTAGTAGGGATAGCAAATATTACTTTACCTGATATAGAACATAAAACAGAGACTATAAGTGGGTTAGGTGTAATAGAACATGATGAACCTATTCCAACAGCATTTAATGCTATGAAATTGCAACTAAAATTTATAAACAGAAGTAAAGACATAATGTTTGAATATGGAAGTAATGTCAATCTAACAGCTAAAGCAGCAATACTAGTTGAAAATTCAGAAACTCATGAAAATGATGAAATAGAAGCAAGTTATTCTTTTAAAGGAAAAAGAATTAAAACAGGTGGTGGAGACTTAGGAAAAGCTGTAAAAAATGAAACAGAAGTAGAATTATCTCTAACTTATTACAAAGAAGAAATAGATGGAAAAGTTATACATGAAATTGATGTGTATAATAAAGTAGCTATTGTAAATGGTAAAGACTTATATGAAAAAGTAAGAAGTATTTTATCTTAGGAGGAAAAAATGGAAAAATTTAAAGAAGAATTAAAAGAAGCAAATGAAGAATTAAATAGAAAAAATGGAGTAATTGAAACAGAAATTGATGAAGAAATAGATGGAGAAGAAGAAAAAGAAAAAGGATTAATTAGAAAAGTTAAAATTTCTGATGGTAGGGAGTTTGTTTTTGATTTTGGAAAATTGACAGGAAATTCAATAATTGAAATAAAGAAAAATTATGGAAAATTAAGAAAAAAAACAGCAGCTCTTGTGGAAGAACTTGATGATTTTTATTATATGCTTGTTGCAGAATATGTATCAAAGTATAAATATACAACATTTTTAAAACTTTCTTATAAAGATTTTGCAAAAATAAGAGATGAAGTTAGAGATTTTTTGCAGGAAGATTAATAGAAGATCTTGAAAGAGAGCAATCAAAACTCTTAGATGAATTAATAGTAGAATTAAACAATCCATTAGGTGTAAATATGAATATTTCATACTCATACTTAATGGGTTGTGATATATATAGAATAAAAGAATTGATAAAAACAGTAGAAGAAACCATACAAAGAAGGGGGTGATATTCTTGGCAAAGAAAATGGATTTGATTATGAAAGTACAAGGGCTTATAGATAAATCACTACCTGGAAATTTAAAAAAATTAGCTAATGAGGTTAAGAACTTAAGAGCTGAAAGACAAAAAATGGAAAAGGCTCAAAAGACTTTAAAGGCTCAAAAAGAATTGAATAAAGAAATAACAGCTAATGTTGCTAAATATAGAAAACTTAGAAATGAATTAAAGGCTTTAGATGAGATAAAAAAGAGAAATGTTAATCTAACAGAAGCTGAAAAAAAGAAATATGAAAGCTTAACTAAAAAAGCTAAAGCCTTAGAAACTACTATAAAATCACAATCTAAATCATTCCAAAAGTATGGAATGGAGCTAAAAAAATTAAAAATACCTTTTGATAACTTACAAAATGAAATAGACCAAACAATAAGAAAAGAAAAGGAATTAATAGCTCAACAAAAAATAGTTGCTAAGAGTCAAGGTTTTTTAAAAGGTGCAAAAGATAAGGTAAAAACTGGAATAAAAGTTGCAGCAGTTGCAACAGTTGGTGCTGCAATTGGAATAGGAACTTCATCAGCTAAAGAATATTTAGAATTTGATAAGCAAATGATTAAAGTTAAGGCTTTAACAGGAGCTACAACACAAGAATATGAAGCTTTAAAAAAGAAAGCTATGGAAGTTGGAAAAACAACAATATTCACATCTGAAGAAGCTGCAGCTGGAATGGAGAAGTTCGCCTTAGCTGGCTTTAAACCAAAAGAAATAATTTCAGCAATACCACCTATTTTTGACTTAGCAACAGCATCAGGAGAAGATTTTATAATGATATCAGATATGATATCAGATAACATGACAGCTTTTAACATTGGAATAAATGATGTTGGACATGCTTCAGATATTTTAGCTAATACAATGTCAAGAAGCAACACTAATATACAAATGCTAGGAGAAGCATTTAAATATGTATCTTCGTCAGCTAATAACTTGAATATAGACTTATCAACTACATCAGCTGCAATTGGTTTAATGGGAGACCAAGCTATAAAATCAGGACAAGCTGGTAGAGATTTGAAACAGGCATTCTCAAAAATAGCAGATGCTGGGGTACAAAAGAAATTACAAAAATTAGGAGTTAATGTCAAGGATGCAAAAGGGGAGTTTATAGGACTTGTTGATTTTGTCAGACAACTTGAGAAAGTTACAAAAATGAGTGGAATAGACAAACAAGCATTCCTAAAAGACTTATTTGGAGACCAAGGTAGTTTAGCTATGAATAAATTATTAACTGCAACAAAAGAAGTCAATGGAGTTATGTATGAAGGAGCAGATGCCTTAGCTGAATTTGCAAAAGAAAATGAAAATGCAACTGGAAAAGCAAAGGAAATGGCTCAAACTATTCTTGATAGTGATTCAGGAAAATGGGCTTTAGTTCAATCAGCAATATCTGATGTCAAATTAAAAATAGGTAAAGCTATATTTTCTAGTGGTGGAACTCAATTGATGGATACAGTTATGAGTTGGTTAAATGAACTTTCAAATGTTCTTGATGGAAATCTAAATGAAGCAGTAGGGATTATTCAAAGTGTTAATACAGCTGATTATACAGCTTCTGTTAAATTTCCTGAATATAACAATCAAATATTAGATGGGCTACAAATTTTATCTCCTATAACATTTGGAAATAAGATAACTTCTATTCCAAAAGTTAATACTCCTGTATTTTGTATATTTCTAGGAGATAAAACAGAAAAAGGATATATAATTGGCAGTTACTTCTCTGATGAAAATGTAAGTAATTCACAAGAAGATGAATATAAAATTGATTTTCAAGGTTCAAGTTTAACGATAAAAGAAGATGGGAACATAGAATTAAAAGGAACTTTAACAAAAATAGATAGTGAAGTTATTATAACTGGAGATACTACAATAGAAAAAAATATGATAGTAACTCAAAATGTAACGATCAGTGGTGGAATGTCAGCTAAAAAAGGTTTTGAAACTGAAAAAGCTACATTAAAAAATGGGAAATTAGACGTTCAATCTATTGATTATAAGGAGATGAGTAAGAAATGAATGTACTAAGTAGATTAACAAAAGATTTCTTAAATAATTTTACTAACTTAAATTTCTCAAGTAATCTAGGAAGTTATGGAGACATTATTTTTCAAGTAAATCGTGGAAATGTTTTAACTCCTGAAGGGATTGATTTAACAATATCATCAAAAATTGAAGAACATGATAATCTTGGAGAAGCTCCTTATACAGAATTTATTCATAGAAATTTAAGATCTATTTCTTTAAATATAAAGTTAGTTTATACATTAACAGATATAAATGATGCTTTACTAAAATTAGAAAAAATATGTGAAAATGGTGAATATTATCCACTTATTTTAGGAAATAAACCTTTGTCAAAATATGGATTTATTTTAATAGATTTTAAACAAGGAATAAAAAGTACAAATTCAAATGGAGAGCTAGAAGTTGTAAATTGTTCTTTAACCTTAAAAGAATATATACCAAAGTTAGATAGACTTCTATTACCTACAACGAATAACTTAACAACAGAAAATAAAGAGAATACTAGAAACAACAATAATAATAGAAGTAATCAAAAGAATACTAAAAAAAATAAAAAGGTTTTAAAGAAAAAATCTAAGACCAATGTTTATTCAAAAAATAAAGATGAAAAAAAATGGCTACGTGGATTAGTTGAAGATGATTTAAGAGGATATTAATAGGAGGGTATATGATAGTTTCAAATAATGTTGTTCCTAAGCATCCAAAATTAATGGAATTATATGTTCTATTAAATACGAAAAGGGGAACAGTACCACTCCACAGAGATTTAGGGATAGATAATAGAATGATAGATAGACCAATTACAGTTATAAAAAATAATATATTCAACGAATTGCAAATGCAAATAAACAAATATATTAAAGGTCTTACATTAAATAATGTTAATTGCAAAGCTACTGAAAATGGTCTTGAAATTGAATGCGAGGTTGAAATAGATGAAAGAATTTAATTTGATTGACTCTAATCCTGAATCAATATTAGCTGACGCTTTGAGATTCCATGAAGAAATTACAGGAGAAAGATTAGAGTTATGTACAAAAGAAGCATATTTATACTCAACGGTTGCAGCACTATTAGCAAATATAAAAGCTAATATGAATGATGTAGCAAAACAAAACTTCTTGAAATATTCAAGAGAAGAAAGACTAGATTTAAAAGGAAATTTCTATGGTGAAAGAGGTATTAGATTAAAAGCAAATAAAGCAAGAACTACAATTAGATGTTATATATCATCAATTGTAGCAAAAGATGTAATTATAGCTAAAGGTACAAGGTTTCTCTATAAGAATTATATGTTCTATACAGAGCAAGAATATAAAATAAAACAAGGGCAGACTTATGTTGATGTTATAGCTGTAGCTGAAATTGCTGGAGAACTAGGGAAAATACTAGCTGGAGACATTAAAGAAATAGTTGATAGATATGAGTATATTAAAGAAATAACTAATATAACTGATGTAACAGGTGGTAGAGAAGAAGAAAATGACGATGAATATAGAAAAAGATTAGAGCTTATTCCAGAATCATTTACTACAGGTGGTTCAGAAGGTTCGTATGAATATTGGGTTAAGAAATCATCAAATCTTGTTACAGATGTATTTATAAACAGTCCTATACCTAATTATATTGATATTTATGTTGTTAATGGACTAGAACATCTCTCACAAGAAGAAAAACAGAAAATAAAGAATTATATAACTGAAAACAAAAATATAAAAGTTTTAAATGACCAGTTAGAAATAAAAGATCCAGTTTTTCACAATTATAATATTGATTTAGATTACTGGGTATACGATAATTCGTTAGTATCGAAATCAGAAATAGAAAAAGAATTAAGAAGCTCATTAGAACAATATACTAAATCCTTTAAAATGGGAGAAAGCATAAATTTACAAGATATTATAGATATTTCTAAAAATGTGGAAGGGATAAGAAGAGTTGAAATAAAATCACCTCAAACTTATATAGGACAAAAGTTCCATTTAGCAAAATGTGGAACTATAACAATTTCATATAAAGGAGCAGAATCAAGATGAAAGAGCAAAATTTTATATATGATGTTACAAATATAAGAGATCTCGCTCCTGACATTTTAAGGAATGATAAACAATATAAAATAGTTTTAACTGTAATAGATGCACTTATATCTAAGCATATTGTTGCTAATATAGAATATTTAGAGTTTCTTGAAAGAATAGACACAATGGAAGAAAAAGAAATTGACCTAGTTGCAAAAGAATTAAGTGTTGATTTTTATGATTTCTCTATGTCTATAGAAGAAAAAAGAAAAGCTTGTAAATTATCTTTCCAAATCCATTCAATAAAGGGAACAAATAAAGCTATTCAAGATGTCTTAAATATCTTCTATGAAAAAGCTAATATATTAGAATTTCCTGAGTTTAATGGAGATAATGGAACTTTTAAAATAGAAATTATGGGAACAACTAAAAGTAATTTAAATATTATGATAGATAGAGTTGAAAAAACTAAAAAAAAATCACAACATTTAATAGGAATTACTTTCAAAAATAATTCCATATCACCTTTATATGTTGCAACACATATGAGATACGGAACAAGAGTAATTTTATATCCACAGCAAGACTATTTTTATCTTAATAATTTAAATTTAGTAAGTAAAACAGGAAAATATATTTTAGAAAAAAGGGGTGTTAATAATGGCTGAATTTAATAGTCACATAATAACAAATGCTGGAAGAAATCTTTTAGCAAGGGCATTAGCAGGAGAAGGAAAAGTTATATTTACTAAAGCCGCATTTGGAGATCAGAAGCATTCAGGAAACTTAAGAGAAGTTACTGAATTAAAAAATAAAAAGCTAGATTTAAATGTTATGAATATAAGAAATGATAATGGTACTGCTGTTTTAACAGTACAAATATCAAATCAAAATGTAGATCAATCGTTTCAAACAGAAGAGTTTGGAGTTTATGCAAAAATAGAAAATGATGTATCAGAAGTTCTTTATTCTTATACAACTGCTGTATCAGCTGACACTTTTCCAAATAATAGATTAGGAAAAACATATGAATCTATACAAGATATATACATGGCAATTTCTAGTGATATAGAAGCTGAAATATATGTAAGAGATGGTGTTATTTATTTAACAAGAGATATAGCAAATCAAGTTTACACTGAAACAGGAGTTATAGCAGTAGGTACTTTAAAAGGAAGAAGTAACTTAGAAGAAAATAAACAGTATCTAGCTGATAATGGACATTGGTATAAAAATATTGGTGGAAATAGAAGTTGGAATTCTTTAGGAACACCAGATGAACAATTAATTCCAATTACATGGGAATATTTATATAAAAGTTTAAATATAAAAGAAGGTCAATTAATTCAAAATTTAAATGGACTTTTAGGAAAAAATAATGGGCAATTTCCAGTAGACCAAGCAGTTGAAGGAAATGTTTATTATTTCCCAGCTAACCAAAAATACTATTACTGTTTAAAAAGCCAAAGTGGTAGAACAAGTGTTCCAAATGCTGACTTTGAAGAGATGTCAATTTGGGCTAATAAAAAGAAATTGGAAAATCTATATACTTTTAAACAAGAAATACTTTCAGAAAAAAGGGCATATATAGCTCGCATTGGAAAAATCAGTAATATACTTATAGTAACAATTTTATCAACAGGAGAAAGGGATTTAAAT